GCTCAGTTAAGAGCGATGGGTAACGCTCTAGGCATTGATATTATCAACTCGGCTACATTCGGCGCTCTTAATTCTACAGAGCTGAGGTTGGCTCTATCCACAGGGCTTGATCTGAGTCTCTCTGGTAAGGAGCTAGAAGATCACATTGCAGAAAAAATCAGGGTGCAAACAAAGCTAAGGAACGCGCTCTACGACAAGTCTAGAGAGCTAACAACCGGAATTGGATACAGCGAGTTTATCCAGAAAAATAGAGTAGTACCATTGGCACCTCCTCCTGGCGTTGATCCTCTTACCTGGAGAGATATGCTGCCAGAAGATAAACAAGAATTTATGGAGGCGGGCAACTAATGGCAGAAGAATTAACAGAAGCTCAGAAAGCGATTCTTGCTCGAGTTCAGTCTAGACTAATTCAAGACCAAAGCATCTACCCAGAAGGTCCTGGCGCTGTGGCTAGGCCTCCTGCACAGTCTCAGATGGGTCGCATGGGTCTTCAGGGCATGACGTTTGGATTTGGCGATGAGATTGAGGCTGCTATCAGGTCAATGGTTCCTGGCGGCGCTACCTATGAGGTAGAGAGAGACAAGATACGCCAAGAGCTAGCCCAGTACCAAGCAGAGAACCCTGGCAAGGCGATTACGATGGAGATTCTAGGATCTCTAGCAACTAACGCAGGGGCAGGCGTATTAAATAAGGTTCGAGGTGCTATCTCTAGCGGAAAGACCGTTCCTGCCATGTGGGATGTTACCAAGGTTGGCGCTTTTGAGGGTGGTCTTTACGGACTAGGAACCTCTGAGGCAGAAGATCTTACCGGCATGGCTTTAGATACCGGCACAGGTACGCTGGTTGGTGCTGCTGTTCCTTTCGGTCTAACAGGTGCTGTAAGAGCAGGTGGCGGCATATTCCGTTCTGTAGCTGACTACGCTAGAGAGAAGTTTGGCAACAGAGCCTCTAACGCCGTTCAAGCTGAAATAATGAGAATCATTGAGGAGAGCGGCAAGTCAGCCGACGAGGTAGTCCAAGACATAATTGACGGCAGGATTATATCCGACAATAAGACTCTTTTACCTGTCCTTAAGAATTTTGTGGTAGAGGGTGGGCAGTCTGGTGCTGAGGTTCTAAGACGAGGAACTGCGCGAGCCCAAGAAACCGCTCAGCGGGCTCAGGGAGCTATGAGGGAGTCGCTAACGCCAGGCATGGACGAGAACGTCATTCGTGGTATGCGTCAAACTGATGAGGCTCTAAAAGAGCTAGAAAACAAAGCATATAATACCGTTTTTGAGCAGGCAGGAGATCTTGGCGAGGACTTGTCAGGACAGCTATTGTCTATCTATCAGAGATACCCTGAGATAGCTACCGATGCCCAAAGGCTATATGGACGCAGAAACTTGGTTCCATTGTTAGCTACTGCTGACAACGGTGCGGTAGGCTTCGCTCGTGCTCCGAATTTAGAAGATGCCGAGATAGCTTATCGCATGGTTAGAGATCTAGGCGGGAAGGAGTTTAGGGAAGGCTCAGGTACAATGGGGTCTGCTGTTGCTGATGACGCTAGTATCTTAAAAAGTTCAATAGACGAATTCTCTCCAGACCTAGCCGCAGCAAGAATGGCTGCAAGCACTAGGCGAGGAATTAGTGAGAATTTCAAGCAAGGCAAATTAGCGCTTGGCAAAGACCCTGACGAGATTCAAGATATTATAGAAGACTTGGCAAACAAGCCAGAGCAATTACAGGCATACAGAGCCGGTGTTATGGCAGCTATTAGATTTAAAGCCAAAAAGAACAAAACCACTCTAGGCAACATGGCTAAAGAAGACTCTCAATTTGGAACTATCTTAAGATACGTTCTGCCAGAGGAAGACATTGATCGCGTAGCTATGCAGCTAGATATTGCCGGGCAATCTCAGGAAATAGCATCTAAGTTACCTAATACAGCAGGCTCGCCAACTGAGCTATTGCGAAGGCAGCGAGCAGCATCTGGAATGAATGTCGGCTTAGAAGAAATGGGCAGGGCTGCTAATTTTGATCCTAGAGCTATTGTAGGCATGGTCTCTAAGATGATTGCCAAAGAGACGCCAGGACTAAGCGATGCGGAGCGGATGGGTGTGGTTAATATTCTTTATTCAGATAATCCATCTCTTGTTATGGATGCTCTAAACAATAAAGACGCACTTGATAGACTGATGGACATGATCTCTACCAGGATATCTCAAGTGGCTCCTGCTGCTAGGCGAGCAACAACTCAGCAGAGCGTAGGCTTATTAAGTGGAATTACAGGCGGTAATCAATGAAGCCAAAGCAACTTACAGATGACGAAATCGAGACCATTGTAGCTGACGCTATATCTGACGCAGTGGACTTCGTTGAGAGCGAGATTGCGCCTGAGCGTATTAAGGCTCAACGCTACTTCGATGGCGAGACAGATTTAGGTTGGGAGAGTGGCCGCTCAAAGGTCGTTGCCACTAAGGTGCGAGATATTGTCCGTGGCATCAAGCCAAGCCTAATGCGTATATTCTTGTCTAACGAAAAGCCTGTGGAGTACATCCCACAAGGACCGGAGGACGTCGCTAGTGCCGACCAGGCAACGGCATACATGCACTGGAAGTTTGGCGAGATAGGCGGTTACAAGGTCCTTAATGACGTATTCCATGACGCTCTAGTAAAGAAGAATGGCGTAGCTAAGATCTACTGGGAAGACTATCAGCAGAGCGAAGTACATACGTTTACAAACCTCTCAGACAACGAGTTTACCTACCTGGTAAGTGACGACAACGTAGAGGTACTGGAGCACTCCGAGACCATTGAGATCAATGTAGATCAGATGGGTATGGAGATAGAAGAAAAGTATCACGACGTTAAGATCGCCTACTACACTGACAAAGGCAAGCTCTGCGTTGAGTCAGTGCCGCCAGAAGAGTTTTTCGTGGACCGTAACGCTCGCAGTCTAGATGACGCCTATGTGGTTGCCCACCGGGCAGAAATGCGTGTCGGTGACGTGGCGGCTATGGGCTTTGACTTTGACGAGATCTCAGAGCTGTCAGGAATATCTGAGACCGACACTCTGGTAGACGAGGAGGACTTCGCACGACGTGGTTACTCTCGTGACCGTGCAGAGGAAGACTATAACGATCCGTCAATGAAGGTGATCTTGATCACTGAAGCCTATATGCGTGTAGACGTTGAGGGCAACGGTAAGCCGATCCTGCATAAGTTTGTGATGGGCGGTAACAGCTACAAGCTGCTAGATTTTATGCCATGCGACGAGGTTCCGTTTGCTGTGTTTGAGTGCGATCCTGAGCCTCACGCATTCTATGGCCGGTCTGTGGCCGATCTGATTATGGAAGACCAAGACGCATCTACGTCAATGCTCAGAGGTGTTCTAGACAACGTAGCGCTGACCAACAACCCACGCACGGCTGTGGTTGAAGACCTAGTTAACATGGACGACATGCTCAACAACGAGATTGGAGCCATTGTCAGAGTTAAGCAGGCAGGCGCTATCCAAGAGATGAGTGTTCCCTTTGTTGCAGGAACAACCCTGCCCGCGCTGCAGTACATGGACGCTCAGACAGAGCAGAAGACAGGTGTATCTAGGGCATCACTAGGCCTAGACCCAGACGCTCTACAGAACGCAACAGCGACGGCAGTAGCGACCACTATGCAGGCAGGTGCCGGGCAGGTAGAGGTTATTGCTCGCAACTTCGCTGAGGGCGGCATGCGTGAGATGTTTAGGCTCATGCTAGAGCTAGTTATCAAGAACACAGACGCTGAAGAAATGATGCGCCTCAATGGTCAGTTTACGCCTATTGACCCTCGCGTCTGGAATAGCTCAATGGACCTCTCTGTGAACGTAGGACTAGGCACAGGAAGAGACGAGACGAAGGTTGCTGCATTGAACCAGGCTCTAGGCATGCAGATGCAGATCTGGCAGTCATACGGTCAGCAAAACGGATTGGTTACGCTTACGCAGATTCGCAACACTCTAGGCGACATGCTTCAGCTCTCAGGCGTTCGTAACGTAGACCGCTACTTCGCGCCTATGACGCCAGAGATTGAGCAGATGCTGCAAGAGCGAGCAGAGGCCGCACAACAGGCTCAGGGTGAAGAGCAGACAGATCCTAACGCTGCCTACTTGCAGGCTGAGCAAATGAAGGTGCAGGCTAAGCTGCAATCTGATCAGGCTAAGCTTCAGGCTGATTCGCAGTACAAGATGGCA